CCCTGGCAATGAACACGTAGGAGCTTTTGGTTGTGACAGCTATGATATATCAGGAACAGTAGGAGGCAATGGGTCTAAAGGAGCTTTACATGGTTTAACAAAGTTTAGTATGGAAGATGCTCCTCCCAATTCGTTTTTTTTAGAATACGTAGCTAGGCCGCAAACCGCTGAAATGTTTTTTGAAGATGTATTAATGGCTTGTGTATTCTACGGAATGCCGTTATTATGTGAAAACAACAAACCTAGGCTTTTGTATTATTTTAAAAGAAGAGGCTACAGGGGTTATTCAATGAATAGACCTGATAAGCTTTGGAATAAGTTATCAGTGGCTGAAAAAGAAATAGGAGGAATACCTAATTCCAGTGAAGACATTAAGCAAGCACACGCTGCAGCAATTGAATCGTATATAGACAAATATGTAGGTCTAAAAGAAAATGGGGACTATGGAGACATGTACTTTACAGACACCCTTAATGATTGGGCTGGGTTTGATATTAACAATAGAACAAAATTCGATGCAGCAATTAGCTCCGGGTTAGCAGCTATGGCTTGTAATAAGAATTTGTATAGACCTATTGGACAAATACAAAAACAAAAGATAAATTTAAAAATCGCTAAGTTTACTAATAGCGGTTCAACATCGAAAATAATAAAATAAGTATGGCTGAGTCAGTTGTAAAAAGTTTTTTTCCTAGTCAAGTTGCTAGTGATGCCGAAAAAGTTTCTCCAGAATATGGATTAAAGGTAGGTAGAGCTATTCAAGACGAATGGTTTAAGTCCGATAATGGAAATGTTAGGTACCAAAGTAATCAAAATACATTTCATAGATTACGGTTATACGCTAGAGGCGAGCAACCTATTCAAAAATATAAAGACGAGTTATCTATAAACGGAGATTTGTCTTATTTAAACCTAGACTGGAAACCAGTGCCTATTATACCTAAGTTTATAGATATAGTGGTAAATGGCATATCAGAAAGAGTTTACGATATTAAAGCTTATTCGCAGGATCCATACGGTGTTAGCAAAAGAACCGCGTATATGGACTCTTTAATAAGAGACATGCAGACAAAAGAAATAAACCAATACGTAGAGAAAGAACTAGGTATGAATTTGTTTGAAAATAATCCTGCCGAGCTGCCAGAGACTAAAGAAGAGCTAGAGGTGCATATGCAAATGTCTTATAAAGATAACATTGAGATAGCTGAAGAGGTCGCTATTAATACTATATTAGATGGTAATAAATATGAGTTAACCAGGAAAAGAGTAAACTATGATTTAGCTGTTTTAGGCATTGGAGCTGTGAAAAACACATTTACAAAGTCTGAAGGTCTTAAAGTAGAATATGTAGATCCTGCTAATTTAATTTATTCAAAGACGGAATCTCCTTATTTTGACGATATTTATTACGTTGGTGAAATAAAACAAGTTCATTTGAACGAACTTAAAAAAGAATTTCCTAATTTGTCGCAAAGTGAAATGGAAGCAATATCAAAAACTTCTTATCAAAACAACGGGGCATACAACAGGAGCTTTAATAATTACGACGAAACCGACTCTAACACGGTGCAATTGCTTTATTTTAACTATAAGACCTATATGAATGAGGTTTACAAAGTTAAGCAAACGGCAAGTGGAGCATCTAAGATATTGCTAAGAGATGATCAATTTGATCCTCCTGTAGAAATGCTTGAGGAAGTTTTTGGTAAAATGTCAAGATCTTTAGAAGTTTTATATGAAGGTGTTTTAGTCCTTGGGACTGATAAGCTTTTAAAGTGGGAAATTGCTAAAAACATGATGCGTCCTAAAAGCGATTATACTAAAGTTAAAATGAACTATAGTATAACAGCTCCTAGAATGTATAAGGGTAGAATTGAATCTTTAGTAAGCAGAATAACTGGCTTTGCAGATATGATTCAGTTAACCCACTTAAAATTACAACAAGTAATGTCAAGGCTTGTTCCTGACGGAGTTTATCTTGATGCAGATGGATTAGCTGAGGTTGATTTAGGTAATGGTACAAATTACAACCCGCAGGAGGCATTAAATATGTTTTTTCAAACGGGATCAGTTATTGGTAGATCGTTCACGCAAGAAGGAGATATAAACCCAGGTAAAGTTCCTATTCAGGAATTATCTAGCGGATCAGGAGGAGCTAAGTTGCAATCTTTAATTACGACGTATAATTACTACATGCAAATGATCCGGGATACTACCGGATTAAACGAAGCAAGAGACGGTTCAACTCCAGATCCTAAGGCATTGGTCGGTGTTCAAAAAATAGCAGCGGCAAATTCTAATACAGCCACAAGACATATATTAACAAGTGGACTTTACTTAACTGCTGATTTAGCTGAGGGTATATCTTTAAGAATATCAGATATAATTGAATACTCTCCTACGCGAGAAGCGTTTATACAAAAAATAGGTGTTCATAATGTGGCTACTCTTGAAGAGATTTCCACTTTGCATTTATATGACTTCGGTATATTTATTGAATTAACACCCGACGAGGAGGAAAAAGCTGTGCTGGAAAATAACATTCAAGTTGCTTTAGCGCAAAAAACAATTGACTTAGAGGATGCTATAGACGTTAGGGATATACGCAATCTTAAGTTAGCTAACCAGGTTTTAAAATTAAGGCGCAGGAAAAAGCAAGAAAGAGATCAATTAATGCAGCAGCAAAATATTCAAGCTCAAGCCCAAGCGAATCAGCAAAGTCAGCAAGTAGCTGCTCAGTTATCAATTCAAAAAGAACAAGCAATTGCGCAAAGCAAAATACAGATAGAGCAAGCGAAGTCTCAGTTTGATACTCAAAAGCTTATGCAAGAAGCTCAGCTTAAAAAAGAATTAATGGCTTACGAATTTCAAATTAATTTAAAATTACAAGAAGGCCAGGTAGCAGTAAAAAAGTCACAAGAAAGTTATAAAGAAGATAGAAAAGATGACAGAACAAAAATACAAGCTACCCAGCAAAGCGAATTAATAGAGCAAAGAAAAAACAATACCCCTCCGCAAAACTTTGAATCTTCAGGTAATGACATAATGGGCGGTGGATTTGGCTTAGGTTCCTTTGACCCTAAGTAATAATAATAGAGTACTAATTATATAATATTTTATCATGAAAGAAAAAGAACAAGAATCGCCTTTAGCGGAAGTGCAAGAAGCACCCGTAGTTGAGGTACAAGAAAAGGTTACCCCGGAAGAAACCGGACCAGTAGCTACAAAAAAAGAAGACGGTACATTTAAGCTAGACTTAGCTGCTCCAATTGAAAAACCTGAGGGCTTAACTGAACCTGAGCTGAAAGCTGAAGAGGTAGTGGTAGAGGAAATAGAGCCAACAGAACCTAATCAAATCCAAGAACCTGTTCTCCAAGAGATAACAGATGATGAGGTTTTGGAGGTTGTTGAAGAGCTTCAAGATAATATACAAGAAGCTATAGCTGAACAGAAAGAGTCTGGCATAGAGTTACCAGACAACATTCAAAAAGTAGTTGAATTTATTAACGAAACCGGAGGAAATTTAGAAGATTATGTAAAACTAAACACGGATTATTCATTATTAAAAGAAGATCAACTGTTAAAAGAGTATTACGAATCAACAAAAAAGCATTTAAGCAAAGATGACGTAGATTTTTTAATGGAAGATAGCTTCGCTTATGACGAAGAGCTAGATGACGAAAAAGAAGTTAGACGTAAAAAGCTAGCTTGGAAAGAAGAGCTTTTAAAAGCTAAAAATCATTTAGCCTCACAGAAAGACAAGTATTACGAAGAAATTAAAGCTGGATCTAGATTAAATCCAGAACAACAAAAAGCGGTTTCGTTCTTTGACCGATATAATAAAGAGCAAGAGCAAACAACTAAATTAGCTGAAAAGCAAAAGTCTGCGTTTTTAAATAAAACAAATACAGTCTTTAATAAGGATTTCAAAGGTTTTGATTATTCTGTTGGAGACAAAAAGTATAGGTTTAACGTAAAAAATGCGGATGAGGTTAAAAGTAGCCAAAGCGATATTAATAATTTTATCAAGAAGTTCTTGAATGACAAAAATGAAATATCAGATGCAAAAGGTTACCACAAATCGTTATTTACAGCTAATAACCCGGATATGGTTGCACAACACTTTTATGAGCAAGGCAAGGCTGATGCGATGAAAGAAAGTATGGCTAGAACGAAGAATGTAGATATGGCTCCGAGAGGGACTCATGAACAAGTTACAGCTTCTAATGGTTGGACGGTTAAAGCCGTAAACGGAAAAGATGTTTCTCAATTTAAAGTAAAAATTAGAAAATAACAAATTTAAAAATTAAAAAATGGCTGGAACATTTACTGGGAGCACACAGGCTCTCGCACATTTAACACCTCGTCCTAATAAGACGACATTTAACGACAACTACCTGTCTATTGCAGGTAATGACTTCAACTTTACAAAACAATTCTTACCAGAAGTGTACGAGCAAGAAGTAGAGCGTTTTGGAAACAGAACAATCTCAGGCTTTTTACGTATGGTAGGAGCGGAAATGCCTATGGCTTCTGATACAGTAACTTGGTCAGAACAAGGAAGATTACACATTGCTTATGATGATGTAGCTGTAAAAGCTGCTACTACTGATGTTTTAGTATTCCCCGCAGGTCATTTGATTAGCGCAGGAATGACTATTGTAGTATCAAAAGCGGACGGAATCGTTGTAGATAAGGCATTCGTTATATCAGTAGCAAATACAGAAGTTACTGTAGCATGTTACGGGGCACAAGCGGCTTTAAACGCTGCTATTGTTACCGCTGGACAAGCTGGAGCAACTCTTAAGTCTTTTGTTTATGGATCTGAATATGGAAAAAAATCACAAGACGGCGGTGCTTCTATTGACGCTTCATTCACACCTTTTACTAATAAGCCAATTATCTTAAGAGACAAGTATTCTGTAAGTGGATCAGATACTGCTCAAATTGGATGGGTTGAAGTTACTACTGAAGCTGGAACTGGGGGATACTTATGGTATCTAAAGTCTGAGCATGAAGCTAGATTACGTTTTGACGATTACTTAGAAATGAGTATGATTGAAGCGGAGATTGCTGCAGTGCCGATTACTGACGCTTCAGGCGCAACATTAACTGGATCTGAAGGTTTATTTGCTGCTATCAAACAACGTGGGCTAGTTTACAACAATTCTGATTTTGATTCTGTAACTGGATTTCAATCAGGTGGGGTTGCAACAAATTACGTAGCGCCAACTGGCATCGACGAATTCGATACTATCCTACAAGAACTTGATAAGCAAGGAGCAATTGAAGAAAACATGCTTTTCTTAGATCGCGCTAAAGCTTTAGAGTTTGATAATATGTTAGCTGCTCAAAATTCTTATGGAGCTGGTGGTACATCTTACGGAGTATTTGAAAATTCCGAAGACATGGCGCTTAACTTAGGGTTTAGTGGATTCCGTAGAGGATCTTACGACTTTTATAAGACCGACTGGAAATATCTAAATGATTCTACGACTCGTGGACTTATTGCTGATGTAGAAGGAGTTATTGTACCGGCTGGAGTATCAACTGTTTACGATCAGCAATTAGGTTCAAACATTCAAAGACCATTCCTACACACTCGTTATAGAGCTTCTGAAGCTGACGATCGTAGAATGAAGTCTTGGATCACTGGATCTGTTGGTGGAACTTATACAACTGCTGCGGATGAAATGAATGTTCATTTCTTATCTGAAAGATGTTTAGTAACTCAAGCCGCTAACAACTTTGTATTGTTAACTAAGACTGCATAAGTCAAGTAAATTACTGTAATTATTGCCCTCGTTGTATTAACGGGGGTAATTATTACTTTTTATCAATTATTTAATTATATTATATTATGGCTAAAAAAGCTACAGCAGAAACAATTGAGGTTGCACCTCAGCAAGAAGTGGTAACAAAAGTTACTGCTCCAGTACAACCCACAAAACCAACGTGGGAAATTAAGGATAGGCTATATACATTAAAAGGTAATAATTCACCGTTAGTATATTCCATGAGTACAAGACATACAGGTAAAAAACCATTATTGTATTTTGATCCAAAAACAAACACTCAAAGAGAGCTAAGGTACGCCACAAATATGAACTCCCCTTTTGCAGATGAGCAAAAAGGTATGGCTACATTAGGCCGCATTATTTTTAGAAATGGTATGCTTAGAGTTCCCAAGGAAGACCAATGTTTGCAAAAACTATTGTCCTTGTATTATCCGTCGAGAGATGCACTGTATGAAGAGTATAATCCAGTACAAGAGTCGGTAGATGAATTACAATGGATTAACATGGAAATTGATGCTCTAATGTTAGCTAAGCAGCTAGACATAACTCAAGCAGAGGGAATCTTAAGAGTAGAATATGGCAATGAAGTAGATAGTCTAAGTAGCAGTGAGTTAAAAAGAGATTTACTTATATTTGCAAAAAGAAAACCTTTATTATTTATTGAACTAGCTAATGATGACAGCGTTGAATTAAGGAACGTAGGAATTAAAGCTACTCAAAATGGTATTATACAACTATCACAAGATCAAAGAACATTTACGTTCGGGGAATCAAAAAGGAAATTAATGACAGTTCCTTTTGATGAACATCCATATTCAGCATTAGCTGCATTCTTTAAAACGGATGATGGTATGGAAGTTTACAAAAACATAATTAAAAGACTATAAGTCACTAATTATAGTAGCTAGGCCGCTGTAATGGCGGCTTACTTACTATAAACAATAAAAAACATACAAATGGCAATAAGCATAAACACTGTTTATCAAAGAGTGCTTGCAATACTTAACAAAGAACAAAGGGGCTATGTAACCGCTCAAGAGTTTAACTTGTTTGCTAATCAAGCTCAATCTGATTTATTTGAACAATACTTTTATGATATAAATCAATTTAGTAGAATACCAGGTAATGATACCGAATATTCTGATATGTTGAATATCCTAAATGAAAAAATAAGTCCATTTGAAAATTCTGCAGCCCTAGTTTATGGAGCTGCTTCTTTTGCATTACCTGCTGACCTATATAGGTTAGGCACTGTAGTATATGCAAACACAACGACCAATAGTTTTGGCGTTGCATCCACGGAGCTAATAGAAGCTGAGAGACTCAACAAAAACGAACTTCTATACATAAACCTATCTCCCCTAACAAAACCTAAAAATACGCGTCCTGTGTACACATCAGATGCAGCTGGCGTTAATGTTTATGGTGCAGCAGAATTAACTTCTGCTATAACTTGTAATTATATTAAAAAGCCTGCAACGGTGCAGTGGGCATACAAAATTGTTTTTAACGAACCACTGTATGACGCTACTAATTCTATAAACTTTGAATTAACACCAGCAGAAGAGCCTGAACTTATAATAAAGATATTAGAACTTGCGGGCATATTAATTAAAGACATTAATCTTTATAACGTTTTTAACGCTGAAGAAATTGAAACTATCCAACAAGAAAAATCTTAATAAATGGGACTTATAAATCAAACAAACGAAGAGTATTACTTAGGTCC